CCGTGTCGGGTGTAAGGTCGTAAACCTCACAAATTGCCCGTAACACTTCACGCCATGGTGTGGGTTCTAAATTGATGTCGGTTTTAGGTTGGACAATTTCACGCTTCAACGCACGAACTAAATTATCATAGTCCGATTTCTGTTCAATCATCTGCAACCGCATCCGCCTGATTTCTTGTTTGAGGTTATGCACCTCCTGATAATGGCTTGTCATTTGTAGTTTATTTTACATAAAAAGCACCGATAATTCCCCTTGGATTTGTTGAATGTCACCTTTGCAAGTCGGTTACATTTGGGGCATCTCGGATGGTCAATGATTACAATTGAATCATACACAGATTGCCAATAGTCCTGACCTTGTGGGCTTGAATCCCATTTGAACGCATCCAATAACATATCTTGGATGGTGTTGTACTTTTGTACCTTTTTGTCATCATCAACCAGTTTGATGAATTCCTCATACATTGGCAATGCCTTTGCCTTTGTTCTTAATTCGTTTGAATACCGATAATCTTTTATTTCCATTTGTCAAAATAATTTTGTTTGTATTGTTTGTGGTCCACTCCATTGTTCAGCCATTGCCTTTGCAATACCAGGGAATGTTTGACTTCTTATTTTCCATCTCAAATCACCTTTCCCCCATGTTTCTGCATACCATGTTGCTTGGCGTTTCTTTTTACCCGTCTTTTTATCAATCCATTCCTTAAACTCACCTTTGTCAACAACATCAGTTGCAATCAATGGTTGCAGTCCTTTTAACCATAAACAAGTTGACTTTTGAAACGGATCACCAAAATAGTATGGTTGAATAATTTGGTCGTATTTGCGTATTTGTGTACTGATAATGCCAATTGGGTTTTCAATGGCAATCTTTTCAATGGGTGCGTTCATTAAATCGCGTACAAATTGCAATGCTTCTTGTTGTCTACCATCCGCAATCTTTTCTTTGAACCACTGCGAACCACTCAAAGCCAAATGTGTGCATGGTGGAAATGCAATCATCATGTCCCAACCATCGTTAATGATGTCAAACACATCCCCTTGGTAATGTGGACCAGGTGAATCAGTTGGAAGCAAATCACAACTCATGGCATCATGTCCAAGTTTTATGAATTCATCACGAACCGCACCACTGTATTCACAAGCAATTAATACTTTCATTTGTTATTTGTCATTGCAAATATACAAAGCCCACACGAAATAAACATAATATCACTTTGCAGTTAATACAAAATCAAAACTTTTGTCGGATACACAAGACAAGTATTGGAAGGCCAAATCATAAGCAATATGCCATGTTGGGGCTAACCAAAATTTTGTATAAAGTTCGTTGCCGTTAGAATCGCGATAAACTGCTTCGTAAGTGTTAAGTGTCATATTCATATAGCAAATATACACCTATTATTTGTAATTCCAAATATAAAATGAAAAATAATTAAAAAAATTATCGGATGTCGTATTGGCCGTATGATGATTTGATTCCAAGTGCCATCATCTCGAAATATCTCCAACTGTCAATTCCGTGATCCGTTCCCGTTGGTGTGTTCATTGTACGCCCTTGCGCATCGGTATCCCAACAATAGTTGCGCAGTTCTTTAATTAGGTTTGTGGATGTGGATGTAACCAAATACGATTGCGATTGCATGATTTGAATTCCGTAGTTGATGGAATCCTTTCCCTTGGTTACGCCCTTGATTCTGATGCCGTATCTGCGTATTTCATCAATTGATTTTGGTTCTGCACTATCCGCATACACTGGCACAAAGTTGGGCAATGCCTTTGCAATGTCCGAATTAAGCATACCCGTGCGATATGCGACCTCATCAACGATGCGTTGGCCATTGTACTCATATACGGCCACAATTGCCGTAGGGTCGTTGGTATAACCAAAATCGACACCGCAACCAAGTAACCTTGCATCTTCGGGAATCTTGTCAATGGTTTGCCAGTTAGAAAAGATAACCCCTTGAAGGTTTCCAATCTCACCTAACCCATATACTCTGAACCAATTTTCCCAATACCTACTTGTTTTTCCCTTTTCTTTGGCCTTTTCAATTTCCGCCACAATGGATGGGTCCAACGCTTCATTGTCCTTGTATGTGAGGATTATCATTTCGGAATCAGGGTCATTAATGAGTTCCGAATCCACCCAAAATTCCCTCACTGGGTTGTAGTCAAGATAAATAAACTTTCTTGTACGAATGGAAAGTTGATAGTATGATTCCCAATCTATGTTGTTGCACTCGTTTACAAATAGAACATCACGCCTTGCACCCCTCAACTTTTGTGGTTGATCCGCAGAAAAGAATTCAATGTAACTGTCGTTGCTGAACTTGTAGGTCCATGATGACTTGTTCCATTTTAACGGGTCAAACATCCCAACCATTTCCATGATTTTGAGGAAGTCACGGATAGCACCCCTCCGAAGGTGGGGGATGGTTTCCGATACCACACTTATTTCACACTTGGGGTTTTTGACCGCATAATCAATTAGCAACGGAATGATTGAAAAGGTTTTTGAACTGGATGTTCCGCCCCTAACAATTCTAACCCGTTTGCGTAATTGGCTAATCTTGACCTGGGCCGTCGTTTTCTGCAACATCTATATTGATACCATTGAAAATCGGTTTTTCTTTTTCCTCCAATACATTGTGGCTCATAGAAAGTTTGCGGAGTTCTTCTTCGCTACTTATCAATTTCATTAAGGCCAATTGCAAAGTGGGTTGTTCACTCATGTACCATTTAGAACGCATAGATACTTTGATGTTGGTTTTGACTTCCAACAACGCTTCTTTTATACTTTCCGATTTTTCCAATTGAAGGTGGTAAAAAGTGCTGCTAGTGCATGGCAAGTATGCAATTACATCTTGGATAAAAAACAACTTGTTTTTCTTGATGGCTTCCAATGCCGTTTGTTCTAATTCGTTTCTATCGTATGCCATTATTCGTTGGGTGTTATTGGGATGGGCATCCAGTAAATTACTTCCAACCTTTCATCGGTGTGGTAGCAATGCCATTGCTCATCAAAGTAAGTTGCCACAAAAGGAATGCCCCGTTCGGTGTGTACCAATACGGGGGTGTTTTCCTCGGGTAAAGTTCGTTCAATCTTCCGCCATGCTTTCATCGTAACATTAATGCTTCTTTGTAATTGTCGTAAAATGTTTCTTCTCCGTTGTTAAAATTGGTTACAAGGAATTCAACTTTCTGCCCCATGTTTGAGCAAATTGAAATACCATTTTCAAGGGCAATGTAAACATAACCAGAATTGTGGTTAAATCCAACTTCCATAATGTCTTCCCTTGAACATTCGTCGGCATAAGCCAAGAAAACTTTTGATAATCCTTTTGCTTCGCAGTAGGCAATTGATTCGCTAATTCCGTTGATTGTGATATTGTTTGTCATATTCATAATGCGAAGATGGTGTTTTATATTTGAAATACCAAATTATTTGTAAAATTTATTTTAATCCAACAAATGCTTTCAACGGATAAAATACCAAACTATTCCTATAACCTCCTTCATGTGTTGGGATGATTGGGGTAACTCCATGCACATTTTTCCATGCGGGGTAAACCAAAATTGAATTGTCTGCGCTATCCATAGTTGCCCCGTAATCAGGTACATGAAGGTTTCCACCTTTGGCGTTCAACCGCTTTGTGATAATGACATTCACCGCACCAACGATATTTGCAGCATCACGATGGAATGGGGCGGGGATATTATAGTTTGAAATTGAACTTGTAAATAGATTGCCAAATTTCCAATGGTCTGCAACTTCTTTGAATAATTCAACTTGCTTCGCGTATTGTTCGGGCATGATTTGTTTAATGAGTTGCTCACTTTCTTTGGCCAACATCAACATGGCCTTGATGAAGTTTTGGGCCGTCTTTACCTGGTGAACTGAACTTATACTTGCATACGGTCTTTTCATGTGTGGCTTTGGTGCGCAACTTCCAATAATCGTTGAATATTGACTCACCACTAAATAACCACCATCTGCCAATGGCTTTTTTCTATCCATCATAGTTTTAGGTACATTTTTACTTCGTAATTCTGCGTTTGCCAAGTTGGCCAATTTACACATCTTCTCGGGCATCTGCTTTATGTAGAAACCAACTGCAATTCCATCTTCATAAAAAATGCAATCTTCTGTGATGTTTGGTTCGATATACGGGCAGTCTTGACCGATTTGGATATCGTGTGGTTGTTTTATTAAATCAATTCTTTTCATAGCAAAATACATTTGTACACGCGGGAAACCAACTCTTTTTCCATAGCCCTTCTCTTTTGTCATCGTAGCAAGTTCTATGTTCTTCAAAATTGATTTTGTAATCTTTCTTTTGTTTGTCTATTATGTCCCAAAATCTTGATAATGATGGGTCTATATCAAAACTCCATTCATACACTAATTTCTTGAATTTGCGCTCGGTGTTCTCCAATATCGGCATCTCTGCACCTTCTATGTCCATTTTTACACACACCCCATCTTTAACCGCTTCGTCAAAATTAACGCAGTCAACCTTTAATCCTTTCCCGTTCCAGTTCTTGAACATAGAATTACGCCATACATTGCCGTTATTGCCCACATACAAATTTGCCTTCTTCACTTGATTGTGAACTAACCCCGCACAAACTACATTGGCCGTGAATCCGTTCAACGCTAAATTCTTTTCAATCATCGCGCAGTTATTCGGATCGGGTTCGTACACCGTCACTTTCGCCCCCAATGCACAAGCCAACAAAGTGAATGCCCCAACATTGCCCCCACAATCAACCCATTCCTCACCTGGCAATATCTTCATCCCTTTCTTTTGATATACATCTTTCCCAATGACTTCTTCAAATGTTTTCAAATCACTGGTGTTTTCACGGTGGAAAAACTTGATTCCTTTAATGGAACTTTGCATCATAACTTGTCCTTTTCTTCTTTAAGATACAACATAATCATGTGGCCAACATACGCCCCGCGTTCACGCCAAAACTTCACCAACTCATACGCTTCATCATAATGGTCTGGCTCAAACTCAATTTGGATGGCTTTCTTTACGCCGTCGGCCATGTCTGAAAGTTCATCCGATAAATCTTCCTCATCCAAAAGTGAGTAATCCACCTCAACGGGTTGTTGCCAAACATCCAAGCCCCAGGCGGTCAACAATTCAGGTTCCCATTCGTTCGCCAAAACATCCCAATCCCATTCACCGAAACCAACATTGTCTTTAATAATAAACTCTTTTTGTTGTTCTTCGGTGAGGTCGGATGCTTTGATGATTGGAACTTCCTTCAACCCAACTTCCTGAACTGCCCTTAAACGCATATTGCCACCCAACACAACCATTTCATCGTTCACAACAATAGGTCGTAGTTGTAGCATTTGCGGGAAGTCCTTGATGGATTGCACTAACTTCTTAAATTTATCGTCTTTGATTACCCGTGGGTTATTTTCGTTGGCGATAATGTCTTTGGTTTTTACTGTTTGTATCATTTGTTCATTTTTATTTGGTGTGTAATTATCAAAAAATCCATGTGTTGTTTCTTGTCACCCAACTCCAAATGGTGCTTTCTGCAAAGTGCCATTAAGTTTTCTATGGTGTCTTTTGTTTTTGTGCCACCCATTCCGCGTGGATGAATATGATGGATGTCAACCGCCTGGCTTCCACAAACTTCGCATGGAATAAAATCGGATGTGTCGTACCCGAAATGGTTCATGTAAATTTTAGTGTGTTTCTGCATTTAGTTGCCTAATTTGTTTTAACCATTCGCCCCATCGTTCACGATCCGCAAACCTAACTTTGCACTTATCACAAATATAAATTAAATTGGATGCGATTTGGGGTCCAGTGGGGTTGATTTTTTCTTCTGTGCTTACTTTGTAATGGTCACAAACTTCACATTCATTCTTGCACTTGATAAGTTTCATAAACTTGTGTCAATTCATTTATCATGGTTTGCCATGCCTTTGGGTTGCAAGTACACGGCTTGTAAATTCTTTTGCTTTGAAATATCCTTGACCACATTTTGGATAGGTGGTCCGCTTCCATCGGTGATAAGGTTGTGGAATTTATGGTCTTGAAATGTGTAAACCAATCGTATTCACCTTCGGTCATGCACAATGGTTTGCGGTTTGGGAATATCTTGTTCAATTTGTGTTTACGGGCATCGCATCCGCAATCTTCTCCTGCCACAAACTTGGTTAAAAATTCAATCCCCGTGGCCTTCGTTACCTTCTGA